GGGTGCTATGGTATAGGGTCGCACCCTTAAACCCGTTAGGCGTGATCTGGTGAAGCCTGGATCAGGGAATCAGTGCTGCTCTTGACTGTGTTCCAGTTGACAAGCTGCATAGCCTGCCTTTTCCGCTTTGTCCACCATCTCATTGTAGCCAAGGGAAATTACTATAATAGTAAGTGCTACTATCGCTGTTCCTAAAATTGTACTCAATAACTCTTGATTCATTAGTGTTGCTCCTTACCCTTGGGCGGCAAACTGGTCAGTCCGTCCCGTATGGCCTTGATGCTGGCGTCGGATGCTTCGATAGTTCTACCGCACTCATCGCAAAGCCAACTGTTATCTGGATCATCTGGGTCTGGTGATCCAGACCATTCTGGACCTTGTTCACATGTACAGTCGTTTGGGGTCAATGGTTCTGTGATCCATGCTGGTTGATTGTAGGTCATAATACTATCCTCTGTCGGTTTACGAATTCTGTCACCCAGAAAGCCAGCACTAGGCTGGCTCAATGGTATCGTTGGTGAATTTAAGAAGATGCTTTATGCCAGTGGTCTTTTTCAGGCTTCTGCGAATAGAATGTTTCCCCTTTCATGTCATCACCTGGTTTAGAGGGACTAAGAACCACAACACTGTCTCTCAGGCACTCAGGAACAGGAACCCCTTTTGTTCGTGGATCACCATGAGTTGGTTTGAACAAAGTAGCATCGGTACTGGCACCATGAAACAGCACAACCACATTCCCCGGATAAATCTTAGCGAGTCTTGCCAGATACTCAGGGTTAAACCCGATCATGTTACTGGCACACTCATACTGACCAGCAGGAATAACTCGCCCGTAGTCCGGGTACGTGCTATCCACTACCTGGAAAGTCAGTGCCTTTTTGTTGTCAGTCTTAACCACTTCGTTACCGATCAGAAACGTCAGTTCATCGGCACCGGTAGGAATAGCGCCGTTGATGTTGATAATGGTATCCGCAAATCCCTCGGGCACTTCGAATGAGTTAGGACACTTGAACAGTATACAACCATCGGTTGAAACTATGTCACCGTTAGCGGCAAACAGGATGCCATTGAAGAAGTGACGAACGTCATTCTTTGTCTGGCACTGTTGTGCTGCTCTGATAATTGCGGCTGGTATGGTTAGGTTTGTCATTACTAGTTACTCCTGATTACTGGGTTAAACTGTTAGGCCACTGTCATAAGAACCAGTGCTTCCGGGGTGCTTGTTACAATTCTCTTAATCGATAACTCCATACCCAAGCCGGATAACCTAGACCTCTCATCTCTGTCAAACCAATTCGAGTGCGACTCAATATGCCTTCATCAACCATTTGTTTTGCCAGCCTCATCGCCTTTGGCACTTGTTGTGCACCCCATAATTTCTCATGTCTCAGACCACGTGGTTATGGTTCCGTGCTCCCCTGGTTACTGGTTTAGATTAGTCCCATTTCAGCAAAAGATGTGATCTCATTAGCACCGATGATTAAATGATCAATCACACGAATGTCCATCAAGTTACAGGCAGTTTTAAGCTTGTTGGTAATCTGCTGATCAGCTTGCGAAGGTTTGGCGACACCAGAAGGATGGTTGTGTGCAAAGATCACTGCTGCTGCATTTAGTTCCAGTGCCTGCTGGATGATTATGCGAACGTGCACACTAGCGCCGTCAATGGTGCCTTGAAACAGTTCACGGTATTCAATCAGCTTGTGTTGATTGTCCAGAAATAGAACAGCGAAGCACTCCGCTTTTTTACCTTCCAGCTTCAAGCGCAGGAACGCACGTACAGCTGGCGGATTGTCCAGTGGCTTACTATCAACGGCATAATGTGTTAGTTCGTTGTTGAGTATTTTAATAGCTTCGCTGATTATGTTTTTGTGGTGCTGGTCCATGGTGCCGTGCTCCATTCGAGTTGCTTGATTAGTTCCCTAAGTCTAAACCCATTGGTGAGGATGTCAAACAGTTGTTGCACGCTTGTGACAGTGTGACAGGGATCCGGGTATAAATATCTGGGAATCCCTGAAACAATGTTTTCTATACCCAATTCTCGAAAAGAGATAAAAAAAAGGTCTCCCGTGAGTCACTTATCACAGATCCTAGTTATGTTAAATAAATACCCACTGGGTGCTGATAACTTAACAAACTCCATTGTTCCTTGGGACTCTGTGTGACAGTGTGACGTAGATCCAATGGTTAGCAACCAGTGGGTGTTTAACACGTGTGACAGTGTGACGTAGATCCAATGGTTGTTCACCACTGGTTGTCTACACCCCCTCTATTTGTGACAGTGTGACGTAGATCCAATGGGTTCGATCCATTGGGTTTACGTCACACTGTCACACCCCCCCTAAATAATAACCAGTTACGTAAGTCCTTACCTATTGAATCAGGGATTCCCAGGTCCCCTGACTCTCAGGATCTGCTGGTCCGGGAGGCGGGGGTGGCAGGTCCTGGGAATCCCGAAATACCCCTTCTCCTACCAGGAACCAAATTTATCCATTTTCAAATTTATCCATTTTCAAATTTTTCAAGAACCCAGTGGTCCAGGGAATCAAAGGAACATTCAGGTTGACACCGAGATCCAAGGAACTGTAGTATGACGGTCACTATACAACTTCGAATTGAACCCAGGAGCATGAAAATGAGTGAAACAGTAGCAATGGGAGTACCAAAAGAGCAAACTGAACGGAAGATATATTTAGAAAAGCTCTGCAATCTCACTGATCAGTTGGAAGCCGTGACCTTACGGATCGAGGAGTACCAGATCAGCATCATTCATTCCCAGGCAAACCGTGTTGATAAAGTGCCACCATCTGATGAACCATCTCCAACTACGGAGCCAGTGAGAAACACGTTGACAGAGGATCTGGATGCCATCATCAAAGGGTTCAATTTGAGACTGGACCGGTGTCGGAGTGCACTGGTAGACTTGGAGCGGTTTTAGTGACTACGAACCTTGAGCTTGGCCAAATGCTGATTGAGGTTGGTCGGAACGGAAGAATGTTGCAGGCAGCCAGTCCAATGGATGAAGTGTTGTACTGGACTGACTTCACGCACGGTCCCTTGTATCCTAATTCCAAGAGCTGGGTATACCGGCTCAAGCCCCTCAAGAAGACTGTCTATGTGAACCTGCCGCTCGGGTACACGCTGTACAAGACAGAGGAAGACGCACAGGTTGCTGTGGATCACACGGGAATCACTGGGTACATTGGTATTGCGGTTCCGGTGGAGATTGAAGAGTGACCCAGATCATCATCGAAGTACCCCCGATGTTCGACCAGATTGACGCCAGGTTCCATGTCAAAGGTAAAACGGTGATCTTCTCCTGGGGTGACAAGATCTACAATCCCACGGGTGCCGAGATCCCGCCCCAACTAATTGCCCATGAAGTGGTTCACGGGCATCGGCAGGGCGAGAACATCGAACGGTGGTGGGAACGGTACATCGAGGACTCCCGGTTCAGGTTCATGGAGGAACTTATTGCACATCGGGTTGAATACCGGTGGCTGCTATCCCAGGGTGTCAACAGGAGAACGAAGCGGGCAGCCCTAACGAGGACAGCACATCGATTGGCTGCACCGCTCTACGGCAGCATGGTGAGCGTGGCCAAGGCTAAGAAGTTACTTGAGATGGAGCAGATGGAATGAGCAGAGCAAAATTACAAAGCATGGATCTCTTAGCTGGTCACGTTGAAATTATCACTGTGATGCAACTTCGCAACGGCCCTGGAGATATTCTGGCGCAGGTAGCTTTGGGGAAGAAGTACATAGTAACTCGCTATGGAGAATCTGTTGCGGAGATTCAGCGACCAGAACCAAGCGCACTTGAACTGGGTGCTGCGGTTCGGAGATTAGGACTCGCTGGCGCCACTAAGGAGAATCCAAGATGAGTTTCTTTGATCAGGATCAGGATCAAAAAGAAGAGCAAAACAGGGCGGATAAGTTTGGTGATTACACCTCGGATGCTTGCCCGAACTGTCAGCGACATAGGGTAATGATCGGAGTAGACAATGACGATAAAAGCAGAAATTAAGGCTGCAATGCAGAAAATTGCTCAGCGGCGAACAGGGAAAAGTAAGCTGGTGTATGACAAGGCTACCAGGACAATTGTTTCCGTGTCAGCGAATAGACTGTCGGTTAAGGTTCTGGATGTGTCGGCTCTGGATGATGATCAGGAGAATCCAGGATGAGTAAATCATACACCAAAGTGATCAAGATACTTCTGGACTCAAAGAAACACCAGGCCGTGATCTACATATCCGAGAAGCGCACGATCAAGGCTACCCGACGACTGTACAATGGTAAGCCGATGAAGGGTAAAACCGAGATTCAACTGACCGATGGTCCACCTAATCACCGGGAGCGACTGGCGATCAAGCGCATGAAGAGAGCCGGGACCTGGACTAATCGCACGGTGGAGGTGAGATGATGAAAAACATAGGCAACAAGCTGTTATACGCTGTAGGCGTTTTGATAATTTGGTCTGCTGCCGCTGCATTCGGGCTAGAACTTGCTAAAGACGTTGAAGCCAGAGAAGCTAAAGAGGCGGCAGAACTGAAATGTTTGCAGGAGTGCTGCTAGATGAGTGAATTCAAATTTATCTGGTTGCACCTTGTAATCATTGTCCGGCATAAATGGTATGTGGGAATTGAATGCTGGAAGCGGGGACTCTATTGGCAGGGGATTGTTCATGATCTATCGAAGTTCTCTCCAACGGAGTTCATATCGAGTGCTCGCAGGTTCCAAGGTAACGGGAGTCCTATAACGCAGGAGAAGAATGAACTCGGATACTCTTATGCCTGGTTGAATCATAAAGCGAAAAACAAGCATCACTGGATCTATTGGACAGATCAGGCGAAGGGTAATTGGGTTGCAGCTCCAATGCCAGAGAAGTATATCCAGGAAATGGTGTGTGACTACATTGGCGCGGGGAAAGCGTATAGTGTTGGAGAGTGGTCCCCAACAGAACCGTTAAACTACTACCTTGCGACAGATGGAAAGAGTCTGATGCACCCAGATACCCGATCTCGGTTTGAAGAACTGTTGAGGGAACTGGCTCAGATCGGCTAAACTCACGCCTATGACCATGCCCTCCTTCTTATCGCCTGTACCTGACTGGTTGAACTCAGAGAAGCCGAGAGTCGTTTCCCGTGCTATTGCTGTGCGTGAACTCAAGGAAGTGGAACGTCAGGCCATGTTCGAACACTTCCTGGAGAAAATTGAAATAGGTATACCGCTCCGGGGGATCTTGCGTGAGGACTTCCGGGATATTGACTACCAGGGACTGCTTCGGTGGATACACAAGGACTCTGAACGGCAACGCCGGTTCTATGAAGCACAGAGTATTGGTGCTGAGATCATATCGGCTGAGATCATTGAGATTGCCGATGCAAGCGATTCGTTGGAAGATGTGCAGCGATCCCGGTTGCGGATAGACACTCGATGGAAGCTGCTGGGTGTCTGGAACAGGAAACGATTTGGCGAAGTGAAGCAGATCGAAATGGGTGGTACGATCAGTATCCTCCAGGCACTGGAAGAGGCGAAGGGTCGGGTGATTGAGGGAATAGCAGAGGAGGTTGTCGATGTCGGAGATCAGTGATCTGAAGGTGATTCGACAGAAGCCGAATGAAGACCTGGTTCAATATTTAGAATTAGCTTTAAAACTGGCAAAGGAAGGTGAACTTAAAGGAATCGTTGTAGCACAGTTATGGAGTAATGAATCAACTACTCACGCATGGCGATTACCGGGTGGCGGCTTGTGGAATACACCCAGAATAATTGGTGAAATGCATGTTACGATGACAGCTTTATCGAATACGGTAAACAACTCAAGGGACAGTGATTAGTGCAGCAGCCCAAGTACAGTCCCGAGGACGAACAGCTGCTGATGAGTCAGTTGTGGTCGCCTCATCTCCGAGATAATCCTGAAGCGTTTGTACTGTTTGTATTTCCCTGGGGGAAAAAGAACACTCCGCTTGAAAAGCATCGGGGACCAAGACGCTGGCAGCGTGACATTCTCAGGGAGATTACTGCTCATATTAAAGCAAACAATGGGCAATTGAGTCCTGAAGACTGGGAAGTATTTCGGGATGCCACTGCATCAGGCCGTGGACCTGGTAAGAGCGCGCTTGTTAGTTGGTTGGGTCTCTGGATGTTAAGCACTCGGATTGGCTCTTCGGTGATCGTGAGTGCTAACAGTGAGAACCAGTTGCGTACTGTTACCTGGGGTGAGCTGAACAAGTGGAGCGCGATGATCATCAATGCTCATTGGTGGGAGATCTCTGCGACCAAGCTTGTACCGGCAGCATGGCTCACTGAACTGGTGGAACGGGATCTTAAGAAGGGCACGCGGTACTGGGCGGCTGAAGGGAAACTCTGGAGTGAGGAGAACCCGGATGGGTACGCTGGTCCCCATAACCATGATGGTATGATGGTGATCTTTGATGAAGCGTCTGGTATCCCGGATGCAATCTGGCCTGTTGCGGCTGGCTATTTCACTGAGCCGATTCTGGATCGTTATTGGTTTGCATTTTCGAATCCACGGCGTAATACCGGCTACTTTTTTGAGTGTTTTGGGTCCAGGCGCAAGTTCTGGAATACCCGGCAAATTGACTCCCGAACTGTGGAAGGCGTTGATAAAAAAATCTACGAGGAAATTATTGAGGAGTACGGTGAAGACTCAATACAGGCCAGGGTTGAGGTCTATGGTGAGTTTCCAGTCACAGGGGAAGACCAGTTTATTCCACCGTATTTGGTCGATGATGCGTTTAAGCGAGATTTTTATAAGGACATGACAGCACCCCTGGTTATTGGAGTGGACCCAGCTCGGGGCGGCAGGGATACCACGGTAATCGCTATTCGCAGAGGGCGTGATCTGGTTGAACTTCGTCGCTATAAGAAAGACGATCTTATGGAGATTGTGGGTCTCGTAATCAATGCAATTGAGGACTATCAGCCAGATTTGACTGTGATCGATGAAGGGGGGCTGGGATACGGGGTACTTGACCGACTCAAGGAACAGAGGTATAAGGTACGAGGTGTGAACTTTGGCTGGTCGGCTAAGAATCCCAAAATGTGGAGTAATAAGCCGACAGAGCTGTGGGGCTTGTTGAGGGAATGGCTGAAAACAGCCTCTATTTTGCCAGACAAACAGTTGAAGAATCAGTTAGTTAGTCGGAAAAGGACACTGGATTCGACTGGTGCTGAACTCTTGGAAACCAAGAAACAAATGAAAACGCGAGGTGTGGGCTCACCGGATGACGTGGACGCTATCGCTGTGACATTTGCCTTTCCTATAGCTCGTAGAGAATCCACAACCAGGGAGCGGCGAAACCATCTTCCTTCTGATAAAACTTCTGTTTCAACATCCTGGATGAGTTCCTGATGGCTACCAAAGTTGAGATAGCCGCTGAAACCAAGGTTCTCGATACCATGCGATCCCGTTTCAAGATGGTAATGGCTGCTTACACTAACTCCAGAAACGATGAGCTTGACGATCTGCGGTTTTTTGCTGGCTCACCTGATAACCAATGGCAATGGCCTTCGGACGTTCTAGGCACCCGAGGAACGATCCAGGGGCAATTGGTTAATGCGCGTCCTTCCCTGACTATCAACAAATTACCTCAACATGTTCGCCAGGTTACCAATGACCAACGGCAGAATCGGCCCAGTGGTAAAGTGATCCCTGCCGATGACGCTGCCGATATCGAAGTGGCTGAGATTTTTGATGGGATTGTGCGGCATATCGAGTACAGCAGTGATGCCGATGTGGCCTATGACACTGCCTGTGAAAATCAAGTTATCTGTGGTGAAGGCTACATTCGGATCTTGACTGAGTATGCTGATGAAGAGTCGTTTGATCAGGATCTCAAGATCGGGCGTATTCGCAACAGTTTCAGTGTGTACATGGACCCCTTGATTCAAGACCCTTGTGGTATGGATGCAGGATGGTGTTTCATTACCGAAGATGTTCTTAAAGACGATTACGAGCGTGACTGGCCTGATGCTCAACCTGTAACCACTTTGATGGCAGAAGGAACCGGAGACCAGTCGATTAGTCAGTGGATCAGTGAGAAGACGGTTCGAATTGCTGAGTACTTTTACATCGAGTATGAGAAGGCTACACTGAATCTGTATCCCGGTAATACGGTTGCGTTTGAAGGTACCCAGGAAGCTGAAGATTTGACTCTTTATTTCGGTGCTCCTGTGAACTCTCGTCAAGTGGATCGTCGTAAGGTACTCTGGTGCAAGACTAACGGATACGAGATTTTGGAGAAGCGGAATTGGGCTGGCAGGTATATTCCGGTTATACGAGTAGTGGGCAATGAGTACGAGGTTGAAGGTGAACTACTTGTCAGTGGTCTGGTGCGGAATGCCAAGGATGCTCAGCGCATGTATAACTACTGGACATCCCAGGAAGCGGAGATGTTGGCTTTGGCACCCAAGGCACCGTTTGTTGGATATGGTGGTCAGTTTGAAGGGTATGAAAATCAGTGGAAAACGGCGAATGTGCAGAACTGGCCATATTTGGAAGTCAATCCCGATGTGACAGATGGTAAAGGCACTGTTCTTCCATTACCAGAACGTTCTCAACCCCCGATGGCCCAGACTGGTCTGATCCAGGCTAAGATGGGTGCTTCTGAGGACATTAAATCAACGACTGGCCAGTATGACGCTTCTCTTGGGGCACAAGGAAATGAGCGGTCAGGGAAAGCGATTCTGGCACGTCAGCGCGAAGGGGATACCGGTAGCTATCATTATGTGGACAATCTGGCCCGTGCTGTACGTTACGTGACGCGGCAGTTGATTGATTTGATTCCTAAGATCTATGACACTGTCAGGATTATTCAAATTATCGGTGAAGATGGTGAAGCCAGTATGGTGAAGCTTGATCCTTCACAGGATGAGCCAGTTAAAAATATTGTTGATGACGATGAGAATGTCATTGAGAAGATCTACAATCCATCAGTAGGTAAATACGATGTAAGGGTAACTACCGGACCAGGGTATGCCACCAAGCGCCAAGAGGCCCGTGAAGAGATGACTGAGTTGCTTCAGGGTAATCCTGAATTATGGAAAGTTGCTGGTGATCTGTTTGTTAAATCTATGGATTGGCCTGGGGCACAGGAGATAGCGAAACGACTTGCCAAAACCATTGATCCTAATCTCTTATCGGATGATGACGATCCCGCTCTCCAGGCTGCCAACAGGACAATTGAAGAGATGGGGCAGGTTATGGATCAAATGCGCCAGATGCTTGATAACGTGGAGCAGTCGTTTGAGAATCGGGAGATTGAGGTCAAGGAGTATGACGCGATGACCAAACGACTTGCTACCATTGAAGAGAGTTTATCACAGGGGCAGATTCAGGATATCGTGAAGGGTACACTGGACGCTGCCATTGAGGCCGGGGACATTGGTCCTAGCACACCGATAGAAGAATCCACAGAGGTATAGAGGAACTGTTATGGAACTTTTGAGACCGTTAGATGATGCTGAGTTTGTGTCCAGGACAGTGGCATATACTGGTACAGCTGGAGATACGGGCACCTGGATCGCTGGTCCCCAGGGGATAGTGATCTGGTCTACAACTGCCTGCTATGTGGTCGTTGGTGAAGGTGTTACGGCAACCACTTCCAATGGCACCCCGATTCCATCACATACCCCGATTCCGTTTGCTGTACCTCAAGGTAGCGGGGATGTTTGGAGAGTGAGTGCAATTCAAATTGACTCCGGTGGCAGTATCTATTGTAAGCCGATGAATATCCGATGAGTTTTGGTATACCAGTTAGGAATGCACTGCCTATTGGGGCAGGTAGTGCTCTTGCGTTGTC